AGACCCATCACTTTAACAACACTAATAACAAGAGTAAGATAATGTCTAATCTAAGAATAGCAGAACTTGACTTTGATCAAATCAAGACTAACTTAAAAACGTTCTTAAACGCTCAAACTGAGTTTACGGATTACGATTTTGAGGGCTCCGGTCTATCTACTCTTTTAGACGTTCTTGCCTACAACACCCATTACAATGCCTACCTTGCTAACATGGTAGTAAATGAGATGTTTTTGGATTCTGCAGTCAAGAGATCTTCTGCAGTTTCTATTGCCAAGCACCTAGGTTATACGCCGGTATCAGCAAGGGGCTCGGTTGCTAATTTAGATATTGTAGTTACTAACCCATCTAACTTGCCTGCGTCTTTGACAATGGAACGGTACACACCCTTTACTTCAACTGTAGATGGGGTACCATATACGTTTCTAACTACAGAAGCTAAAACTGCTGCAAGAGTCGGATCTACGTATACATTTACAGACGTAGATGTTACTGAAGGTACGTTGTTAAGTTATAGTTATGTTGTATCTGATATTACCCCGGCTGCAAAATATGAAATACCTAACGAAGCAGTAGACACTACTACCATTAAAGTTAGTGTTCAAACATCTTCTTCAGATACCACTACAAGCACCTATACCTTATCGACAGACATTACTGGTATAGGAAGTACATCTGCCGTTTATTATCTTGAACAAAACCCTCAAGGTAAATATCAAATTTATTTTGGTGATGGTATAATTGGTAAGAGTTTAGTAGCAGGTAATATTGTTACTATTCAATACATGGTTGCAACAGGTTCAGCAGTTAATGTATCAAGTACGATAACTCAGTCCTTTACCGCCGGAACCACAATAGGAGGATCAAGTAGTATTGCAATTACCGTTAACAGTAATTCAACAGGTGGTGCGGATGCTGAAAGTATTACCTCTATTAAGTTTAATGCACCCAGGGTTAATGCAGCAAAGAATAGAGCAGTTACTGCTACCGATTATGAGGCGTTGATCTTAGCTAATTATGCAGGAGCAGAATCTGTTTCGGTATGGGGTGGAGAGGACAATGATCCTCCCTATTATGGTAGAGTAATTATATCCTTAAAACCATTTTCCTCCTTTACTATTTCTGATGCTACTAAAGAATCAATCAAAAATAATATTCTAAAGTCTAAACAAGGTATTACTGTTACCCCTGTCTTTGTTGATCCTTCTCTCTTCTTTGTTAATCTTACTGCTGATATAAAGTTTAATTCATCTATTACAACCTTATCTTCTGAACAAATAAGAGCCCAAGTTAATACTACCATAACTAACTTCTTTAATAACAACGTACAAAAGTTTAATAAAAATTATATTCATTCAGCTTTAATAAAAGATATTCTCAGTACCAATAACTCTATTACCAGCGCTTTGCTTACATTAAAGTTACAACGTAGAATTATACCAGTCTTAAATACTACTAATTTATTTACCGGGGATACTGCTGTTAAGTTTAGAAATTCTTTAAAGCCTGGGTCTATACTTTCAAGCTTCTTTTTTATCTCTGTAAATGGGGTCTCTACTCTGGTAAAAATTACGGATCTACCAAATGACACACCCCCAAGTAATACCGGTTCAGGTGTATTAAGACTTGTTAACATTGTTAATAATGCCATCGTATCTTCAAATGTCGGTACAGTAGATTATGGAACAGGAATTATCTCTTTAACTGGTATTACCCCATCGGGTATTCCTGCTGGGGTAACGGATATCCGGATTACAGGAGGCATACAGGAAGCTGATTATAATTTGACTGTTTCAAGAAATGAAATTTTACTACTAGATGATACTACAACTAATAAGACCGGTGGTTTAGTTGCCGGTACTACTATTACTGTAACCTCTTCGGTATAATATGACCACCTTTGCAGTAACTAACGTAGGCGCAGGAGCTTACAGCATTGATGGTAGCAGTAATCCAACTCTTAATTTAGTTAGAGGGAATACTTATACCTTTAACGTTAATGCAACTGGTCATCCTTTTTGGATAAAGACTAATGCTGTAACTGGTACCGGCAGTGCATATAATGATGGGGTTACTAATAATGGGGTTGCTGTTGGAACAATATCTTTTACAGTTCCAAACGATGCCCCCTCTACCTTATACTACATCTGTCAAATTCATTCTAGCATGCAAGGAGTCTTAAGTATAAGTACCACTCCTAGTACCAATACTGTGAGTACTGAAAGAATAAAAGACAGAGTATCTGAATTAATAAGCAGTCAGTTACCTGAATTTATTAGAACTGATAATACAACCTTTGTTGCATTCTTAAAGTATTATTATAAATTTTTAGAACAAGATCAAGGTGCTCTTGAATTAGTACAAAATGCAAGACAGTACAGTGATATAGATAAAACTACATCTAGTTTTGTAAATTATTTTTTAAAAAATTATGCGAATGATCTACCTGTAAGTCTTCAAGTTAATAAATCACTTTTAGTTAAAAAAATAGAAGGGTTATACAAGGCAAAGGGAAGCACTCTTTCAATTGAAACTCTTTTTAAAGTTTTATATGATACTGTTGTTACTACCAGTCATCCTTATGATTTTGTATTAAGACCATCAGATGGAAAATGGAGTTTCCGTACATCTATACGCGTACTATTAACCTCAGGAAGTGTAACAAATCTTCAAGATAGATTTTTAAATTTTGTAAAAAATAATATTGCTTATACAGTGGAAATTGTTAGAGTAAAGACTCTAGCTACAAATCTTTATGAAATATTTTATAAGAGTTTAGTTGAAGTTCCCTTTGAAATAGATGATGATGTATTTGTAAAAAACTTAACTAGTACCATTTTTACTGGTATTGTAAAACCAACCACTAATTCATACCAAGTTAGTTATGGAGGCACAGGATTTAGGGTAGGGGAGATATTTAACCTTGCCGTTGGAGGCCAAGATACTTTAGTTAGAATTACCAAAGTTGGAGCTAACGGATCAATTCAAACAGTAAAATTTATTAATTTTGGATATAATTACAACAGCAATTTTACTATAACTTTATCTAATGATTTAGGAGTAGCGTCATCTACTAAATACTTTACTACAACTGCTGGGGGGTTTCTAGAGAGCGTTAATTTAGTAAGAATTCACCCTGATACAGACCCTACCAGATATTTTGATGCAGATTATGTTACGTCTTCTGATTTTACAGGGGTTTTATTATCTTCTACCACCACGACATCACAAGTAACTACTTCTTTAACAGCTGGTGGAACATCTAGTCCTTCTGATGCTATCATAACGTTTAATGTAGGAGCCATAGCTCGATATCCCGGTGAATATATTGCAACTCAAGGCTTTTTATCTGAGCCAGATGTACGTTTACAAGATAAAAATCTGTATCAGCCATTTGCTTATCAGGTTGAATCTGAGCTTGATATAAGTGTTTTTTATAATACTGTTAAAAAACTAGTTCATCAAGCTGGTACTAATTTGTTTGTAAATAGGGCCTTGACTACTATTGCGAATGTTAGTGCCAATGTAGAAGTGGTTTCTGCTAAAAATGTATTTACTCAACTTAACAGTGTATTTAATATTCTTGATAGTAAAGTATTTGAATTACAAAAACCCCTTGCAAATGTCTTAAGCATATCCGATAATTTTATATCTTTAGACGTATATAAACCTGTAGACGATACTGTAACAGTATCAGAATCCCTAGGTCTTGTGCTTTATCTAGCAGCTTTCTCAGATGATGTAAATGTGATATCTAATTTAAATGATATATCAGGAAGTTCATTAGTAAATGATAGCTTATCATTATCTGAAGAGCTCTCACAAGTATTTAGTAAGAATATTGATAATAATATAAGTAGTGTTTCTATTACAGATTCGGGTTCAGGTATTAATGTAGATTATGCAATAGATTACTTTGATGAAATTTATGCTGGTTCACCAGTGATTACATTTTAATAATATAAATATATAAAAAGAACTTTTTAAGGAAAAAACATGTTTACAGAATCAGTAAGTATAAAAGGAAATCTTGAAGTTATTCTTCTGGATGAAAAGGGTATTCAAAAAGACTATCGTAAAATTGATAACCTAGTAGTAGCAGTTGGAAAGCAAGTTATTGCTGCTCGTCTAGTTGGTAATACTATTGCAGTTCCCAGTCATATGGCAGTGGGTACCGATGCTACTGCTGCAGCCACCAGTCAAACTGCATTAGGAGGAGAATTGGGTCGAGTAGTATTAGATTCTACTGCCCGCGTATCTAACGTTCTTACTTATGTGGCTACGTTTCCTGCAGGTACCGGAACAGGTGCTTTGACTGAAGCAGCTATTTTAAATGCGGCCTCTACAGGTAATATGCTATGCCGTACAACCTTCAGCACGGTTAATAAGGCAGCTGGGGATACTATTGTTATTACCTGGAACGTTACTGTAGCATAACATGTCTTTTCTTTTAAAGGATACCATTCACCGCTCATTGGTGGAATCGGTTTATAATGAGTTTTTGTCTCGTAGAGCTAACTATTACTATTTTATTGGTAATATTTTAGAATGGGCTGTACCTGCTACCCCCCAGACTCCTGAGGTGACTCAGGACTACGAACAATATACGCGAAATGGTATTTTAAGTATTAAAAGAATAAACTTAAGAGACGTATCTTTTGTTGTACCTAGATATGATTGGGAATCAGGTACTGTATATGATCAGTATGATGGTAATTACAGTTCAACTTTTACTTCCGAATCTGGTGCAACTAGTTTAAAGACATCTGAATTTTATGTACTGACCAGTACCTTTGCAGTATATAAGTGCATATTTAATAACAATGGAGCAGCTTCAACAGTTGAGCCTTCTGGGCAAGATGTAACAACTCTCACTACAGCTGATGGGTATGTTTGGAAGTATATGTATACTATCCCCCTATCGGCTCAGAATAGATTTCTTACAGCTTCCTTTATGCCGGTGCAGAGAGCAGTAACTAATGCTTTTTATTCTAGAGGTGAAGTAAGTAGTATAACTATAGATAGTAACGGTTCAGGCTACACCGGTAATGCTTTGGTTTCACTTTCGGTTCTTGGTGAATTTACTGGTGGTTCTGGCAACTCAATTGCTAATATTAGACCGGTATTTAATACATCTGGTGAATTTATTAAGGTATTGATAGATGATGCAGGAGCAAAATATAAATCTGCAAATATAAGAATAAACAATTCTGGTTATTCTGGGCACAGTGAATTTAATAATATTAGTAATGTAAGTATATACAGCACGGGAGCTGGATACTTCACAAATGTAAGAAATAATACTACTGTAACTATAGCAACTACTGGTGCCTTTCAGCCAACGGCTAATGCATTTGCAAGTCTTGTTTATGGTAGTACCAGTAATTCAATAGTAGGGGTTACTTTAACTAATAAAGGCTATGGTTATTCGCCTGATGCAAGATCAAATACCACCATCAGTATAGCAACGACCGGTAGCAGTCAACCAACTTCAAATGCTACTGCTAATTTAAACTTCTCTACCAGCGCAGTTCTTACACC